TAATTTACCCTTTACATCCTCTTTATTATCCTCAGTCGCCTCGTCATTTTTCTGCTCTTGATTCTGTTGTTTATTTTTTGTTTCTGAATCTGTAACTTGAAAATCTTCAATAATATCTGGATTTTGATAAAAGTCTTCTTTTTGTCCAATATTTCTTGGATCTACAAATAAGTTAGCAGAGCGTGTCAAATCTTGATCTAATAATCTTAATCCACCTTCCGTATCTTCTATTTGATTTCTTAATTTAGTTTCTGTTTCTTGTAGATCAACTCCTCTAAATTTACCTATAAGTCTACTTACCCCTTCTTCTATATCCACAAGAATATTCGCTATTCCATCTGTAAAGAACTTTAACACTTGCAAGAATTTTCCAATAATCTTAAATAGTATCTCAAATCTTTTTATAATTGCTGGCAATTGTGTAACAAAAAATCCAATAAGCACAATACCAAAGAAGTCAATAATTCTACCTAGAAATCCTCTTGTGCTTGCCCCAACAATACTACCACTTCTTTTTGCTACTCCTCTTGTACCTGATGCTTCTAGTTCATCTTCACGATCTTTTCTTCTAACATTTTCTCTCCTTCTCGCAAAAAATTCATTATCTTTTCTTATTAATGTTCTCTTAAATTTATTTGATTCATTAGTTTGTTTGACTATTTCAGCAGCACTTTTTTGTGACTTAGTAAGACCCTCTGAGAAATTATTCGTTGTTTTACGAATCGACTCAAGACTAATTGAGGATCTTAATACTGATTTTCTTCTATTCTCTATTGACATATTAGATTAAATTAAATACAGAATTAGAAATACCGAGGGATGTATTTGCATTATCACCTGATGATATATTTGGAAGTTGAACCTGACTACTCTTATCAGAAGTAGTTACTCCTCCAGTATTAGCATTATCACCTGCTGCAAGAGGGAATGGTAGGAATTGAGGAGAATCATCAAGATTACTAACGTCAAAAATTCTTTCACTGTTTTTATTAACTGGAACTATATTTTTCTCAGTTGCAACCCCATCAACCTTGAATTCACTCTTCTCTTTTTTATCTTCTTTTGGTTTACCGTCGGGAGTGTCAGATTTACCTGCTAATGTGCGTCCAATTATATCTCCTATAGGTTCACCAGCAAAGGTTGATACAAGTGCTAAACCGATACCACCAACAATTGAGGAAGCTGCCTCTGGAAATAATGTCATTCCAACTAAAGTTGTCGTTAATGCAGCAAGAGCACCTCCACCTTGACCAAATAATGCTCTTTTTTTATTTTGATCTGTATCAAGACCCTTTTCCTCCAAATCTTTTATCTCATCTTTATATTCAAAGAAACCAAATACTGGTTCAAGGATAGCATCAAACACTAGTCCCCCTCCAATAAGTTTCTTGAAGAATCCTTTAGCACCTCCTTGTGCAGCTTCTGTACCTACTTCTTTGGCAGCTTTTGGGAAAAATTTATTTTGTATTGCTTTCACTCCGAGACCTAACCCACCAAATATTGCTAATGGATCAGTAACTGCTTTTCTAACCACCTTTGCGATTGTTGGAGGTGCTTCATCTGCTAATTTCTTAAATATTTTTGCTGCATTTTTTCTAAATGCATCTACATTTGCTCCTAAAAATCCTAATATTCCTATAAATGGCACTCTCAATAGAGAACCTACTTTAAGTCTTAATGCTTTTGCTGCAATAAATCCAAAACCAGTAAGTATTTTTATTAATCCACCATTTAGCAGAAGAACAATACTTGTACCAAATAATAGTGTAGATAAAAATTGTCTTTTGAATCGACTAAGAGCATCAATATTACCTTCACTCTTTAACTTAAAAAATTGTAGCGTTTGATTAGTTAACCATCCTGCTGCTAGGATAAACATGAACTTAGAAAATCTACTGAGTATTCCTTGTGCTTTTTGTGCGACTCTCCTTACTGGAAATAATAATGCACTTTGAACTTTTTTCTCTAATGCACTTTCTTTTCCCTCTCTTAGTCCCTGCTCTGCTAATAGTGCTTCTCTTCTTTGTTTTTCTGCTTCTCTTTGTCTCTCTACCTGATCTGAAATCGCTAAGTTAGATTTTATTTGTAGTAATGAATTACTTAATTGTGATACTTGATTTGTAACTGTAGTTAATTGTTGAGATACATTAGTAAGTGTTAATGAATTTTGATTAAGTAAATTTGTTGTTTGGGGATCTGGTTGTGGAGGTGGAGTTGGACGACCAGAAAAAATACCAGAAGATACACTTCTCCTAATACCTCTTAATCCTCCCGCTATGGGAGAGGCTAGTGCTGTTTGTTCTTCATCCATTCCTTTCTTGTTGTGCCTTTAGATTTTCCTCTTCAATATATTGTTGGAGCAGAGAAACATATATCTCTCTTTCCCAAGGAATCATATTTTCAAGCTCAGTTAAGCTATATTTATGGTGCTGCATCAAAGCAAAATTCAATTTATAGTATGACGCAAGATCTTCATGTGCCATACTTACCCGAAAAAATTCTGTAAACCCTCCAAAACAATTTCATTTTCTTTGCCAGTATTTGGATTCTGAACCTTAACTTTATGCGAAAGTTTTGGCATGGTCTCAAAAAACTGTTCAACCTCTTTAAATTGTGCAGAACTTAATTGTTCAATAAATTCAGTTAATTCTTTAGTCGTACATTCTTCAGATGACCAACTTTCCTCCTCAGAGTAAACTTGATCGACACATGATGCAATCAATTCAAAGGTATCATCTACATTCATATTTTCAACATTAAAATTAGTTTTAATGAATTCATCTAAAGATGGATATTTCATTTTTAGTGTATACTGATCATCTAATTTAATGTCAGTTTTGTGTTTACGATTTGTTTTAACTTTTATTGAATCTATATTAATTGAAGTTGGCACTTGTGTTTTACCATCATCAGGGCAAGTTACCATAACTTCTATTTGCTCACCAACTGATTTTCCACGAATATTTAAGAACAAATACTCAATGTCAAACGTTGATAACTTTTCAACCTTTATACCTTTTGTTAAGATACATCTTCTCAATACATCTTTAACTGCATTTGCAATTTGTTTTGTATCTTGTGACTCCATCGCTAAAATAAGAATTTTTTCTTCTTTAACTAAAAATGGTCTAAACTTCATTTTTCTCTTCGATGATGGAAGAGTTAATTCATAACTTGGAGTCGATATCTGTGGTAATGGCATAATAATCTTTACACTTCAGTGCCACTATTTATAGGGGTTTTTTTAAGATCTATTTGTGTTTTGACGGAACGCTGCACCTAATGATGATAATCCATCTCCTGACAATGGATAATCAAAACCAGTGATTTGTGATATACCACTTACTACCTGCTGATCACTATTCAATAGTGGTGTTCCACTCATAATATCATTTATTCTATTTGCTTGATTATATGGAATGCCTGTACCAGGATCTGGTCTTGATCCACTATTAGGATTATTATTAAACACTTTACCTAATAATCTTGCTAACGATGAAGATTCTCCACATACATATCGGTCAAAACTAAATGATACATTTGCCTTTAATACCTGTGAACCTTGATATTGTACTCTTGTAGAGTTAAGTGATAAAGGAAATAATCCTATAAATCTATACTCTAAAAAACGATTATAATCTCTCTCAAATTTAACTATTCTTGTATCATTCGACTTATATTCGCTTGGATATCTCATTCTAAAATAGTAAGTGTCTGACGAAGGATCACCAGCAGATGCACCTGAAATATATTCAATCCAATGTTCTAAAAATTTAAGTGATTTATATTCAGTATCAACATAAAACTGAAAATTTATTTGAGTAAAATTACGAGTATGTGCAAATCTTTCAATCACCCCTTGATAATCACCAGCAGTGTTTAATGTAGCTAATGCACTACCTGGTAATACAGCATCACTACATAACAATCCTATATCATCTGCTATGAAACGATCATTAATACCTTTTCTTCTCAAATATCCTCTTAATCCTCCATTTGGTAATGCAAATTTAACTAGAAAGTGAGAAGTAGTCGCAACATTCTGAATTTTTGGTAATATATCTGATATTTGTCTTGGTCTTGGTGCTGGCACTCTAAATAAAATTACATA